TCTATGTACCAATGTTCATCGGTTACTACATGTCTTTCAACATCACCTTTGAAAGCCTCAAATACAACCTGTCCAGAATGTAGCAAATGTTTTACTTCCTGATTGTCACTTGCAAGAAAGTCTTCTATGGATATCTGCCCATCACATTCATAATTGTTAATGTTCATTTTTCAAAAGGAGCCGATATATCTTTGCCCGGCCGGAACTCCGTCTCCTTTCTGTAATTTATCCTCTGTTCAACGAAACAATATGTCCGTCTAATACCTGGTAGCATTGCGGTTCAATCTTTTCCTGTGCTATCCAAGCTTCAACTGTTTCGTCAATCATTCGTCCAAGTTCCACTTCCTGTTCTGGCGTAACTTCGAAATTCTCTGCAACTTCTCCAACATCTTCACCTAAGTTTTCCTTAATGGATTCGATAATCTGGTCTTCATTGCTAACCCAGCGCAATGTCGGCTTCGTGCATGTGCCTATGTAGACTTCTTGGGCATCTGGATACGAACCCTTTGCATCTTTTATTACCTCTTCCTCAGAATCAAATTCACCGAAGTAAATCTCTCCGTCTCTACTATGACAATATTTACTCATATCGCACCTACACTTTCGCCATTATCCCGTTAATTTCCACATATTCTGCCGGAACAGCAATATACTTTCTTCCGCCAATCTCCGTCGTTGTCACATCACCGATGGCATCTGCAGCAATCGTCATTTTCCCGTCCGCAAGTTGAATCGAAATATTTTTACCGCTACAGATATTCGATGCCATGATTTCCATATTGCCTATATTCTCTTTGTAGGCTTCATCAAACGCATCACCTTCCACAGCACTGCAATTTTTCAGAATCTCTCTCAAACCGTTCTTGTCCATTTTGTACGGCTCCACATCATACTCATGTTCAATCATCGCTTCATTGATGCCGTCATAGATGTCTTTTACCGTATCGAAATCAGCATTTTCTCCAAGTACATCTTCCAAGAACTTTGTAAAAACATCTTTCTGCTCGTCTGCCGATGCTACTACATCAATACCCAGTGCATCTCTTACAAGGTCCTCCTGCACTTCTGCGCTCTTTTCCGTATAATATAGCAAGCTATGTATATCCGTTGATCTGTCGTTAAATGCCGGGAACAGAAATCCTTTATCCGGCATATCCACCACCCAATCACGAGTTCTTTCCTCGACGCTCTCGCCATTGAACGAAAGTCCGGCTTTTGAAAGTTTTACTGGACAGATGCTGCAAAGGATATAATCATATACCTCCTCTGATGCATCTTCCATCTCCACGCCGTCTGATGTCTTTCCAGGCACATCATAGACTGCATGAATAAGCACAATGTAATAATTTTCAGCACAATCATAGGATTCAATGATTTTGTCATAAAATGCATCAAGCAAATTACTGTCTGTTAACTTGCTTTTTCGAAGTTCCATTAGCATCCAGTGCGCTTCTCCCTCAGGATCTCCATTTCTTGCAACATCTATTGCATATCCAAGATTTAATAGATTCTTGCCGATGTTCCCGGATAATGTCTTCTTGAAAATGTCAAAATACTTAAAAGCCTGTTCTTCTGGGAGGGATAGAAAAGCCTCCGTTTTCTCCATCCTCTTTTCTTTGTCATGGTCAACATAACAACCTACAATTCTTGTAATTGCGCAATTTTCCGGTGTAAATTGCTTACGAATTTCCAATACCTCTTTTTTATTCATCTTCTACCTCCTCCTACTTTTCAACAAATCGTTTTTCTAGGTCATGCATGTCATACCCACGGCCAGTAAAATTATTAAATTTTGTTCCTTGCGCGGGTTTCGCGGTCAATTCCAGCTGATTCCCTCTCGCCCAGTTTCTCACTGCGGCACGCCAATCTTTCATTTTGTTTTTGCCGACCATCCAGTCCTTAGACTGGTAAAAGTCAACAAATCGCTCACAATCAATGCGATATTCCTTTTCCCTGCAGTAATTTTCAATCTCTGTTACTGTGGGTGGTTTAAAGCGGGGCGCTTTTTCTTTAGACACGTTAGTGTCTTTCTTTTTAATATCATTATCATTTACATATACATTAGGTTGTGGATTGGTTACACTTTGGTTATTGTTTGGTTTTTCCTTGGTTATATCTTGGTTACTGCTTGGTTCTTTCTTGGTTATATCTTGGTTATCACTTGGTTTCTGTTTGGCTATTGGTCTGCCACCTTTTTTCCCATTCTCATAACGCTTATTATTGGCATCAATCTGAGGTTTCACAAGGCAAAATACCGTATACTCAATACCGCCCGTCGTGGGTTCAGTTCCGTCCAGTGCGTAACCTATAATAGCCTGCATGACCTTCTTATATTCTTCTGAAGGAAGTCCTGCGATAGCATCTGCAAATGACCGATAGAATACAAAGCTGTCTCTCATAACTCTCCACCTCTTCTATTTGTCTGCCGCTGCATATCTCCTCCAACTTTCGAAGGTCTGCTTCATACATAACCGCTTGTACTGAATTGCTCTTGCTCTATGTAAATCTTTAGCGATATACTCATGAAACGCTGCTTCGTCAACCGGATCTCCTGGTATCGGTCGAAATACGCCTTTTCCGACATTGATAATACAATCTCCGTTACAATTGGCCTTCTCAACCATGCTACGGAATACTCTGTCTACACTCGGTTCTGCTGGACGTTGAATTGCATTCCTGTGTCCATCTGGTATCCGGTTAAAATAATCTTCTGCTTTTTCTCTTGCCGTCATGTTTCTCCTTTCTGCCGGTGTGTGGCGTCACCGGCTTGTGTGATACATTTCCTTGCAAGACGTTAGTTACAATCGCCACATGAATCTATGTTAATAAGTTACAACCTGTTCTTTCCAAAAATCCGAATGAACTCTTCTCTGGTTCCGTAATGCTCTTCGAAATATGTTTGAGCCATCTGCTTAAGTTGCAGATCTAACCCTTGATTTG